CCAAACTTTTCAAGTTTATCAGAGGTAATTTTTTTATAATCACTGAAACTAGTCTTATATTCTTTAAATCTTAGTTCTTTAGCAGCCAATCTAGCTCTAGCATCTTTGAGACCTCTTGCAACTTCATTATAATTAACTGTTGCATCATTTTCAATATCTCTTACCATATCTTGTAACTTCTTAACATCTTCTTTATCAGTTGATTTATTTGTTTGCAACATTTTAACTTGAGAATTTAGTTCATTATATACTTTGGGATCCATTCCTGGTTTAGTTTTTAATGCTTCTAAATCTTTTTGAATTTTTTCTAATTCATCAGCACTAGCTTTTGCTTGTTGTTGTGTACCAGAACTACCGGTAGTTAACATACCACTAAGCTGTTTTAATCTAGCAACTTCTTTGTCAGTTTCAACAGATTGTTGTTCAAAATTTTGTAGTTCTTGACCCAAATCATTTACTACACTTCTTAGCCGTTCATTTTCACGTTTTTGAGTATCTATTAAACTATTTTGCTTTGAATCAGTTGTTTCCTGATTTTGCATTTCATCTGCAATTAATAATATCATTGCCTGTTCTGAGGAATAGCCAGGATATTTGTTTCTAGCTCTATATATTAAATCTTTGTCAACCGGCAAAGCCCTAACAGAACCATCATCAGTTCTTGGGTTTTCATTTAATAATGATGCTATTTTCATTTTCTAATTCCAGCAATATTTAATATTCTTGCTAAGTCATCTGAACCTTCAGCTACTGTTTCATTAGTTAAAGGTGTGTCTAATTTCTTAACAGGAGGTTTTGGAGTAGGATAATATGCAGATTTAGCACGTTTATCTGTACCCTTAATTTTAGGATTATCTACTCTAGGATTTACATGCTTCCATGGATCAAGAGCATCATTCTCTTTCTCTTCGCCTTCACCAACTAGATCACCAATCGTTGCTGGCTTATTTGCTTTAGGGCCTTTGTTACGCCATTGTCCTGCTTCACCTGTAGCATAGTCACCGGCGAACTCATCTTCAGATATAGGTTCTTCTTTATCGCTATAATTAGCACGGATATTTTGCATTTTCTTTTCACTAGCATGGTCTTGTCCAGCTTTACGTAATGCATCCATACCTTTTTTACCATACTTCTTAAGACCAAAAGATGCTTGTAGTGCGCTTTCATCAACTTCATCTTCTTCAATAGTGTTCATACGTTTCTTCAATGCAGCCATGCCAGCTGGACTAGTCATATTCTTCTCATCAGCTTTAGCTAAATCTTGTTTGTTGACTTTCCAATCACCACCTTTTTCTTTACGATGAACTGCAGGCGTATTGATTTTCTGATCGGCTTGTTGTGCTGGATCTAACGCTTCTTCCATACTCATCAAATCTGATTCTTTCAAACCATTTTTTTGTAATATATTAGATAGTTGCGCTCTTATACTTGCAACCTGTTTTCTTGTGGACTGGTCCATTTCACCTTTAAATACCAATTGTGACAATTGGTCAATTAATTTTTTAAGTTCTTGTGAGTCATCATATGGAATTTTTAAACTAGGTACTCGGTTGATATCGTAGCCAAACATTCTTGCTTCATCAACTGGCTTATCTTTTGGTTCAGGCTTCTTACCAGTTTGTGGAACACCTGCTGATTTTTGTAAATCTCTAATTAGGTCTTCTTCACTACCGCCACCTAATTTGTCAAATACTTTACTTCCAACTTTCTTAACGGTATCTAAGATGCCCTCATCTAACTCATCCTCTTCAGGTATTGCACCTGGATTACTTGACTGGGTATCTGATTCTTCTAAATCAAGTGAATCTAAATTGTCTTTATCAGTCTTTACATTATGATCCAATGTTTCTGCACCAGGGGCTTCAGTTAAACTATCAGCCCATTCGCTTAATTCATTAACTTCTTTCATCTCAGCTACTTTTTTATGTAACTTACTCAATATTGGCATTACACTTTCAATACGTGGATCTAATGTTTCTTGTACAAACAACTCATTTAAATTGTTTTCTTCTGCCTCATCTTCCATTAATGGAGGAGTATATGATTCAAAGTACGCATTGTATCCACGTGCGCCACGCATCTTACTTAATGATTCTCTTAAACTTTGATAATGATTAATACCTTCATTAACTAATTGTTGTGCTGATTCGTTGAATTGATTATTACGTGTAGCACGAACAAATCCTGCCATCTTTTGATATTCTTCACATAAGCTACCAATATGATTCCAACGGTCATCATGCGGTAAACCACCTTCAGCTAAATGACGGGCATATATCTGAGCAATACCTGGCTTAGTTGTAGGAGCAAGAATTCTTTCACCCTGTGTATTCTCTAAGAAGATACGGTTTACATTACGATAACGTTGTTCACCTTCTTCAATTTGACGACTATGTTCAATAACAATCTTAACTGTTGGAATATTGTCGTTATAACTAGCTTTCTTACCCATTGGATAGTAGCCTTCTGATATTCTTTCTTGCTTTTTCATATGTTCCCTTTTTGCCATATCATATTTTAAATGGTCTCTGTTTTTAACTTCAAAACTCAATTGGTGTTGCTGTGAGAAACGTTTTAGATGATTCAATAGTTTATACCACGAATCATCACCGCCGTTATTTTCTTTTTCGCTGTTAGCAACATCATCACCAAAATAGATTACTAACTTGTGTAATCCATCAATAGATGCTGTTACTGTACCGTATTCTTCTCCGTCTTTAGTAAACTTAAACTGAAAGACTTCTGCTTCTTCTGGGACTGGAATTTCCTTACCCGAAGTATCCAATAGTGTAGGGGCATACCCTCTACTACGTAATAGCTCAAATAATGAGCGGTTGATTGATTCTTGATTTTTAGCCATATTGTATTTATCTTTTACCTCTTAGCTTATGACCGCAAAGAAGGGCAATGGAGCTATGTATTCATCATGGTCACGAATCTGTGTCTCTAAATTCACATGATAATCACTTAAATGCTGTAACATACGTGTAACTAACAAACTAGCCATAATCAAATCGTCTGTATCCCCGATTTTAGCGGCATAGCTTCCGCCGTGTGCGACAAACGCTTTTAGTTCACTTATAAGACTACGACTATTTACAGTCATTTTCTTGCTCTCAACCAATGTTTTAAACTTAGCACAACTTGCTAGTTTGCTTTTATTAGTTGTATTAAATCCTCTACGTCCTTTGCCTGCTTCGCTAATAAAGATACCCGGGATATTACTTTCCCCGTATTCGTTTAATGATATGATAGCGGCTTCCCCAATTCCATTACATTCAATAGAATAGTAGATGTTGTTTGGTTCGTTTGTACATTCTGCTATATATTTGCTTATCTGTGCTAATAGTTTAATCTGACTTGGGATATCCGTTTTATTATGTTTCCATTCACCTACTTGTGTAGTAGTATTTGCTTCAAAGATTTGTATGGCTGACGGGTCACCACCTGTACCTAAGCTTGGGTCTAATCCTACACAATAAATATTACCCTTCTTAGGCTTTTCATACCAACGTACTTGTCCTATACGACTTACAGGTTCTATACCTTCCATGGCTATCAATGTATTTGGATTAATCAATGTCTCATCAGCAATAATGAACTCGCACCCAATTTCTCGGTTAAAACGATCATCGCCGAGCTGTGCTTTTATTTCATCAGCCCACTTTTGATCTCGTCCTGGTTGTTCACTCCAATGCGCTCTATATGCTCTGAAGCCGTTAACACCTATTTCTGTTGTGTTACCAAAATCATCTTCGGTCTTGTTAGCACCCTTCCAAATATAAGCAAATTGATCCTCGTCACTGTTTGGTGTGCTTGTGATAATAGCTTTACCACCTGTTGACAATGTTGGTGTTATAGCTGTCCAGAATTCTTTAGCAATACTTGGTCTAACGAATGCAAACTCGTCCAAATATAATAGTGTAATAGACATACCACGACCTGTATTTTCAGTAGTTGTTGCACTTACAATACGACTACCATTCTCAAAGTCTAATGATCCTTTGTTGTATGTTGTTACACCAGCTTTAATATGATCGGGGCAGTTTTCATATGCATAACGAATACGTTGCATAATCTCCTGAGCACCTGTATATTTGTGTGCCGCAACCAAGATAGTACTGTCTGGTACAAACATGGCGTACCAGAGTAAGTATCCTGCGGCTGAAGTTGACTTACCAGATTGACGAGGCATCAAGCTGATACTATAACGATAGTTGTGATATGTTTCAATCAATCGTTTTTGATAGGGCCAAGGATGATAAACCATACTACCTTTAGTAGGGTGTTGTATCATAAAGAAGTTATCCATAAAATATAGATAACCTGTATCTGGGTCACAGCATTTAATAAAATCCTGTAGTTCTTTATCAGTTTTAAAAACTGTTTTAGTATAGGGATTCTTTACTAGTGAAGGTGTATTACTCATAATAAGTATTTATATGAGCAATTTAATAATGGTATTAAAAAAGCACTCCTAAGAGTGCTTGATGTTATTTGATATCTAATGGTCTAGCTTTAGTAGCAACAACACAATAGTATTTTTCTTTCATTGCTAATGGCTTATCCGGATCTTCTGAATTAGGAGAACTTAACTCAAATTCAAAGTTATCAAACTTGTTAACTGCAAAACCAGTACGATCTAATAATGCAGCCAATTGTTGTTCACCTAAAATACTATAATGGTTTAGATTCCATTCGTGTTTACGCTGAGTATCGGGTGCAGGAACTTCAATATACAATTTACCACCTTGTTTCAATACACGATTATATTCCATCAAACTAAAGATAGGATATGGACTATGTTCCAATGCATGACGTAAAAAGATAAAATCAACACTTTCATCAAAATAACCTTCTTTTTGTGGTAAGAAACTCAAGTCATATGTTTTAATAGTATGACCCTTAGCCTCACAAATTTTTATGTCGCCCGGGCTTAGTGTTACACCGATAACATCAGTATATTCCCGTTCTTTCATCTCATCTAAGAAATAACCAGGACCGCAACCCAAGTCTAAGATTTTAGCATCCTTTGGAATATTTAGTGGGTCAATATATTGATTTACTACTTGAGAAGTAAGTTGTTTATGAAACTGACTATCACCTTCTTCATATATATGGGCTGTATAAAGCCATTCGTTGTAAAATTTTAATTTGAGTAAATCTAGCGTGTTATTGATATCAATCATTCTGAATCCTGTAATTTGATATAATTACTTATTCACAAAATGAGTGGTCAAATTATTTTCTTTTATAGCCTTTAAAAGGTTTAACAGTGCTTTGAGTGTTTGTGCCATCTAATTCTTTACTTTTCAAATCACCTTTATTTAAATCGTGATAATCAGATCCTGCAGCCTTGTATGCCATCAGTAACATATCTTGTTCTTGCTGAGTATAAGGTACTGCAATATTATATCTTCCAGCCCAACTTTCACCGTCCATATTTGGTACAAAAGTTCCATCGGTTGCGGCCGCTGCCATCATAATTCTATTCAATTCATATATCCGATCAGCCGCGTTGTTATCACGAAATTTATGTAACCCTTTTGTGGCCATTTGTTTTCTATTTCCTATTTTTCCGATTTTAGATTCGGATACAAATTCATTTGCTCTCATTTTCTTTTGTATCCTTTGAATCCTTTAATCGGTGACTGAGTTAATGTATCGTCCATCTCATCACTTTTAGGAGTACTTACCATTTTTTTACCAGATTTTCCAACTTTCTTTAATGCTTGGTCAATAGTTTTACCAAGTTCTGTATCAAACTCAGATGACACAACCTGATGTTCTCCCCAACTACTTTCTGCTCTAAACTCCGGCTCAAATCCATTCTTTACATTATCGTTGCCACCTTCGCCCCTGACTGCGGCAATCGCTACACCAAAACGATATAAATCATAGAAGTCATTGTTCTTTAACTCTGGAATAACATACGTGTTAGGTAGGGACATAGTTGCTAAATCTAAACCATCGTGTACTTTACTCAATGTTGTTTCAGTAATAAATTCTTTTGCTCTCATTAAGATTCCGTTGTTAATATTACGCCGTCTTCGGTACCCATTAGATATCCATTAGCATACCCATCTAATGCAATATCTACACCAACTGTAACAACTGCTTCTGGATATGTTATTACTGCTGATATAAAATGTTCTAAATATGCATTAACTAATGGATTAATCATAACTCTAACATTACTACCAGATACATCCATATCATATCTACAAATAGCATTACCTTCAAATAACGTAGAATGTCCGCTAAATCTTACTCCAGCAAGATTATTAGTGATACTTGCGGTTAATGTAATATCCTGCATGTCAGGAGTTCCTTCATCACTTGAACGGATTTGAAATTCACCTTGATAAAAACGTGCTATAGGTACTTCAAATATAACTTGATTTGCGGAAAGACCTGTTGTATATGCAGTTGATGTTGTTGTACTAGTTAAAAATAAATTACTAAAATTATTATTAATCTTATAGAAAGCGGTTCTTAACGGATCACCGTTACCATCATTAGGTGTCTCTCCAATATTAATATATTCTTGATTGCCATATGGACCAAATGTTAATATATTATTTGACGATTCTACAGTAGTTAAGGCTAAAGCTGTACTAGTGGAAACTGTTGGTTTTGTAACTCTTTGTTTTTGTCTGATAAGTACAGGATTATTAGCTCTGCTGTCAAATTTATTAGTAATATACACATTACCAATATTAAGATTATTGGTATTGCCTGTTGGTGTGGATTGGTTTGTAGAATTAATTACTTCTACTAGAGTAGAACTAGCAGAATTACTTGTAGGAAAAGAAAACAAATTATTAGCTACATTAGCAAAAGCCGTACTTAATGGATCTGCATTACCACTAGTGGGCATACTGTTTGCATTAGTAAATTCTTGTGACATGTAAAATCCTAAACCTATATAGTATTTATCAAAAGCCGAACCAATTCTTCTTTGGCGCTTCAATAACTATAGGGGTTTTACTACGCTGGATTTCTTGTAAGGCACGTATTGCTTCCATTTTTACTTGATTGTCAGAACTTTTTGTCATATCAATCAATACACTTATTCGTGCCGCTTCACTCATTGTGGCATCTCTACTTATGGATTTCTGTGCTTCTAAGTATAGCTCAAAATCATTGTTGGTGGCACAGCCGGCTAACAATACACACAATAATATCAAATACTTCATAATATGCTATTATTTTACGTTATCAAATATCTTTTTCTGTTCATTATACCAATCTTGCCATCCGTCAACCTTAGTTGAACATTCATGGTATAGTGAGTAGTTATGTATAATAACCTTAAGCATTTCAGTTATAGCAACCTTATCACCCTCAATCTTTTTAAGACTTTCGCATTTCTTCATTAATTCAGGTGTAGCGTTTGGGAACTTTTGTTTAACTGGAACAGTTGTTGAGCATCCAGCTAATAATAGAAGTATTAATAGATATTTCATTTTGTAGCCGCCTTATTCAACTCAGTAGCTTGATTATGTAGGTCTATGATTTCTTTAGGGACAGGACAGTTTTCAATATACTTGATAACTTCTTCTTTTTTGATTACTTCTTTATCAACGTATTTGATAATGTCTTTACCTTTTTCACGTATAACTTTAGTCTTTTCTACAATCTTTTCTTGGATCTCAATGTTCTTGTTTGCAGATTGTGCTTCAGCTTGAGCCATTTTAGCTTCCATCTCTTTGACCTTAAGTTCCCATTCTTTATAATCAGCTAGGCCTCCCTCAAGATATACGCCAAACACAAGCACAATGATGCTACAAATTTGTATAGCAAATTGATATGTTTTAACAAAAGGAATGAATCCTAGGACGAATCCTGCGAGGGTGCCCAAAATACCTAATCCAAAGATTACATGTATTGCGGCGTCGGGTAGTATTGATAGTATCCACATAGTATGCGTATTTATGCCAGGGGATACTTACTTTCAGGAAGTATTTTAGTTGCTACCATATCAGTTCCGCAAAAACATTGTTCAATTTTACAGGGTACGTAATTATCAGTAAATGATATATTATCATATAGACTACGTGTTTCACCCTGTTCGCATACTCCTCTATATATAACATCATGGTCAATTCTCATAGTAGATGATCCTATATTACAATCCCAACCCATAAAGTTGTTTTTTTGTTGTTTCATTAATACTTGGGGATTAATATTATAAGAAAGGTTGTTGTTATATGTTATTTTTAAAGTATGATTTATTTTATATTTAGGATCTAATAAAGATTTTACTTTAGTATTTTTATGTTTTCCGGGTAACCAGTTTTCAGTCTTTAATTTAGTTATTTCTTCAGTTGTATATTTTGAATATATATCTGGATTTCCCATCATTGCTTTAACTGTTATAGTTGCTCCGGTGTTTTTAATTAAATATTCCTGTGCTTCAAATGCCTTATCTAAAGTAGTATACACATGAGTAATCAAGCATATTACATCTGTAGCCTCATTATGAAATAAATTTGCAACTTCTGTAATATGGTGATAATCATTTGTTTGCTCACTATGGTATGTTAAAAACAAATTATCCATTAATTTTGATTCTTGTAACTCTTTCCACCACCTGATAGTTCTTGCGCCATTTGATATCATACTTATCATTGCCCCTTTAGACTTCATATATGCTAATAAAGGAATAAGATCGGGATATAGTGTGGGTTCACCGCCGGTAATTTGAATCCAAAAAGGCATATCACCGCATGCCGCAACTAATTTATCAGTATATTCTTTGTATTTGTCTAAAGTAAACCATCGTTGACTTCCGTCTTTGTGTCTGCTACCGCAAAAACTACAATCATGGTTACATACGTTATGTATCTTCCATTCAATGAATTTATAGTCTGCTTGTGTTGCTTTTTCTACTTTAATTGGGAATATCTTCATCAGTTATTTATAGAAATTAATAACCTTACTTGCGATATATTCTACTTCTTGGTCAGTTAATTCCGGATACATAGGAAGACTTAATACTCCCCTAGATAATAATACGCTATTACTTAATAGATCGGGTTTAGCTAATTCTTTGCCAATTGGTAAATCACCCAACACATATTCATAATGAACTTTACTATCAATTCCATCAGTCAATAAATGCGTATGTAAACTATTACGATCGGCTAAATACATTACAAATTTTTGATGAGCATGAGGATCTTTTGTATCCGACAAACAATTTATAGGCAAGTCTTTAAATTTATCACACCAATATTTTGCTATATTACTTCTACGTTTTTGCCACTCATATATATATTTTGTTCTAACTAATATTTGAGCACAATCTTGTTCGCTCATCTTGCTATTAGTCCCGGCATTGTAAAAATAAGGCTTGTTATTATCTCTGTAACTTGAAGCATATAGATATAACTTTTCATCGTTTGTGACAATTGCACCACCATTACCTGAACTAGGTAAATTCTTTGTAGGGTCAAAACTGATTGACATACCACTACCCACATCACCTTCACATGCTAACCAATGTTGTGCTCCATCAACTATTACTCCATATGCATTTGGATAATTAGCATTAGGCCAGGGCTTGCGACCCGCAAATCCCATCACACAATCATATATTCCACCTCTACCTGTCTCATGTTGGATAACACCATTCTTATCAGTATCAGCTAATTCAATGTCCCAGCCAGCTGTTATAAACGCATTTAGTGTGGCTGGGTAGGTTAAATTAGGAATACGAATTTTGGGGTTGCCCTCCATAGTTTCACTGTGTGAAATCTTTTTCCAACGGGCTATAATCTCTAATGCTTGTGTACCTGAATGTACAGTTATAGCATACTTTGTACTAGTACGATGTTTTAGCCATTCTTCAAACGATCGGGTGTAATGACCACCAACTAGTTTACCGTCTTTTAGGGCACGGTGAGTTGCATCAAGCAACTCTTCACCGATGTTCTTATACTGTCTTGCTAGACCAAAATGCGGAATTACTAAGCCACTCATAATATTTTTGAAATCCTTCTTCTACATCTATCTTAGGATCATAACCAAAGTCTCTACGAGCGGCATCAATGTTCAATGCACCACGACTTGGGAAATCAGCATCTTTATCTTTAACTATCAATGTTCCACCACCTGCTAACTTCAATGCTAGTTGTGCGGCTTCTAACAATGTACGACTGTGACTCTTGGTGATATTATATGTTTTGTTATTGGTGTTATTACTTAATGCGGCCGCAACAATACCATCTGCGGCATCTTCTACATATGTAAAGTCTAATGTTTCATTTGCACCATTAACATTCAATATGCCGCCTCGCATTGCGGTAAGCATAAACTTAGCAATAACACGATCCTCAACATCTAGTTCACCATACACCGCACTTGGACGAATGATTGTATGACTAAAACATCCACGACGGCTATAATCTTCTACTAATCTTTCTCCGGCTAGTTTCATAATGCCATACTGACCTTGCGGCTTACAGTTATAATCTTCTGTTACGTCATCTGTAAAGTCACCGTATACCATTGAACTACTGATATAAACAAATTTCTTTATTCCATGCTTCTTACTAACTTCACACAAATTTAATAGACCTTCCATCATTGTTTTTGCTCCCATAGTTGGATTAGCATTAACAACTTTTTGTCTTGGAAAACTAGCCATATGAATCACAATATCAAACTTGTATCGTTCAAATAACCAATCAATACTTTCGCTAGAAATGTCAATAGCATGGATACTGCCGGGTTGTATTTTCTTCAACCGTTCTGTCATTAGATAGTCAATCTCATCTTGTGGAATGATACCGTAGTTAGTTCGTATATCGGTAATAGCAACACGGTGTCCCATATGTTGCAATCTATCTACTACATTATGTCCGATAAGTCCTAATCCACCTGTAACTAGTATATTACTCATATTTTAATTTCCAAAATGTTAATTGTTTGTGTGTTAGATATGCTCTAATATGATATACATAACTATAATCGTATAGGTCATTGTTACGATGCCAACTAGGTGGAGGATTAGAGTTTTCCATTATCCATTTACCAGCTTCTGTTTGTTGCCACTCATATATAGGTTGTGCTACAAACAAATCAGGATCTTCAACATCACCCATTCTAATAGTATGTACTACATGAGTGATAGATACAGTCTCTTCTCCGGTATCAGATATTTGTACCTGATATTTGGGTCTAGTAAATTCGTCTTTAGACTGCCATTGGTGCTTTGATAGGGCCATCACTTTTATAGTTCTCCAAATATATATCTGCCATTGATATTTCAAAGATGTTTGTTTTTGAGGCATTTAACATCAATGTCGGTAACGGGTACGGTTCACGTGTTAGTTGTTCTTTGACTTGTTCAATGTGGTCTTTGTAAATATGTGTATCACCTGTACTGATTACAAGTTCTCCTACTTTCAGATTACAGTGATGTGCCAATAGATGTGTAAGTAGTGCATAAGAAGCAATGTTAAAAGGTAGACCCAAGAAAACATCAACACTACGCTGATACATATGACAAGATAGTTCTTTATTTTTGTTGACATAGAATTGACTCATAACGTGACAAGGGGGCAATGCCATTTCTTCTAACTCGCTCACGTTCCAAGCACTAAGAATGTGCCTGCGCCCATTAGGATCTTCAATTAATCCTTTAATGAGATTTGCCAATTGGTCAACTTCCGTGCGGTCAACGGCAAGGCGGTTACCACCTTTGTGCGCCGGGCCCATGTCTTTTTCAACCGTGTCTTTGTTCCAATGCCGCCATTGTACCCCATATACACGTCCGAGATCACCTTCAAATTTCGCTTTAGGCTTCCAATACGATGCTTCTGCATTCGGCGTCCAGATAGTAACCTTTCCTTCACTTGTACCGTGGGTAAGTTCTGCCAATCTACGCTCATCACTACTTCCTTCAATAAACCAAAGAAGCTCACCGACGCAAGCTTTCCAAGCAAGTTTCTTAGTAGTGACTGCGGGAAAGCCCCGACGCAAATCAAAGCGAATATGACGTCCAAAAACACTATAGGTGCCAACACCAGTTCTGTCATCTTTCATTTCTCCGTTATCTAGTATATCTTGTAATAGTTCTAAGTATTGTTTCATTCTTTTATCCTTATTGACCATATGCTACTACGATGATATAAGGTCACTGTAGTTTTATAAAGTCTTTCTAATATTTTAACATTGTGTATTACATCCGGATATGTTTCATCATAGTCATGACCGCATATCAATGCATTGGGTTTAAGAAATTTTTTAAAATATAATATATTCATTATATCATCTGGATTTTTATGAGCACAATCTAAAAAAAGTAAATCAATAGATTCTTTATCATATGGATAAACTTTTAAATTTTGTTCCAACTTTAATGGTATAATATTTTTATAATCTTTTGTGAATTTTGTGAATTCTTCTTCTTTATTATAAACTTTGTTTGGTTGCCAAAAATCATTACCAGTTTCCCCTTGACCTAGACTAGGTGGTGATAGGTGTGTATGCTTATTAAAATAATCTATACAATAAATTTTAACTGAGGAGTATGCTCCTTCAGAAAATGCAACCGCCGTTCTTCCAAATAATGATCCTATTTCCACAATAATCCCATTTTCTGGAACAGTTCTTGCACATTCGTATATGATATCAATATCTTTTTTTGTGCTTAATCCAGGAACACTGTATGCTTTCATTATCAGTTACAAATATATTTGGTAAATAGCCTTAAGTTTTATAGTTTATTAAGTAATCTATCAGTTTCTGGTTGTACAGTATCAGCAATACTTTGTACGTTAAGAACAAACTCTACACTAACTATCAAATCTTCCAACTCATTTAGTTTTCTACTAACAGCATCCTCTACTTGATCTGGATCCAAACCTTGTTGAAGTAACTTTTGAATATTAATAGTTTGTTGCTTCTTACCAGTTAATTTAATAATTAATTTTTTAATAAACTCTACAGGTATTTTGTTCTTCTCTACATCTTCAAGGATGTGTTCCCATTTATCAATAAAATCAGGCGACATTAGTTACTTTTTTAGTGTATTTTCTTTTTGTTGGTGTAGCTACTTCTGCAACTACTGCCTTTTTAGATTTAGTTGATTTAACTGTTTCTTTAACTGCATGTGTGGGATCCATTTGTGCGGCTTCTTTTAACAATCTGTCAGCTTCTGCCATTAAGCCTTTTGCCTCTGCAGACATTTTTTGTGCTTGTTGGCGTAAGTTATTAGCTAATGTAGTATCACCTAATAAATCATCTGAGCCTACAACTGGCGAGTTTGATTGTGGTCCACGCATTCTACGTGCTACGTCAGCTGGATCTTGCAATCCACGACTATTATCTAGTTCAGCCATACGTCTAACAGCATCCTCACCCATTTTCATTTCATCTAAAATTTTATTAAGATCATTTAATTTAATGCGTGTATTAGGTGCCGGAGTCATTACAATTTGTTCTGTATTGACTTTCTTTAATTGACCTTCTATGTGCAAAACTTGCAGAATTGGTCGGCCGTCTTGTGTGTAACTTCTATTCAATGCATCGGCTAAATTTTCACTACTTTGACCTATATCACTTTCAATACAACGAATTAATGAATCATGTATATTCTTATTGATTGTTTCTGTATATGTAACTAAGCACATATGAGGCTCGCCTGGTACTTCTCGGAAAATTACAGCTACTTTTCTGTCCCCGTGTTTCCCTACGTGTCTTGTAAAACTCATATTATGTTCTCCTTGTAATATGCTAAAGTTATTTAATAAGAAATTTGTTCTCTACAAAATTTCCATATGCCCATTTATGACCATTTTAACTCATAAAAAGTTGCTTCTTGCGGGTCCTCAAATGCAATACAACTAGGAGAAATTAACTCAATAATACTAGTTGAAATTGTAGGATATGTAATACTAAATCTTCCAGTCAATTTATCCAATACCCATTGTTTAGATTCAGGTGTGCATGGATGTGATGTTACTATAAAATGTTTAGGAGTATATGTCAACTCTCTTTCACTAAACCACGTAATAGGATCTAACTGATATTCAATCATTTTGTTAAATTGTCCAACATCTTATATTTTTCCCAGGCTTCTACTACTGCAGGGGTTGAGTTATCGTTAGTAGGAACCACTTGCATCCACAATCCTTGACCTAATTTAGCTGGATGATTATACAGGTAACTATGTCCAGCTCTGCGACCTTCATCATCAAATACTCTAGGTTGATGTATCCTACCCGAGAAATATAATCTAGTAGCTAATGCCTTTACATCAGTCAGGTCATACTCGCCTAAGGTACCCAGATTTGAACGGCGTTGATATGGATTACCTTCTGCGTAGTATTGTTCTACTACTTGCATAAAGGTATCGTAATCAGGACACAATGTACGTGTTACAATGAACATAACATCATCCTCGGACACTTCGTTATGCATAATACTAACTAGACAACCACCAAGACTAGTACCAATATACATCATACAATCATCTTCCTATCTTGCTTAACGTAATCACTATATACTTTTTTACCATTAGTTCTAATCCATTCTACGATAGGCTGTGGATTATCATTAAATGCTTCCTTAAGTTCATCATACTCAACAGTACTATTGAATTCATAAATCTCATATGCACGTTGACTATTTGCACTCGCACGAAGGATCATCATTTGTAATGGTATACCCAATGGTTGGCTGGGTATACGTTGGTCTTTAAGAATAGCAATAATTTTCTGTTGTTCCCATTCATTGTATTTTTTCATGTGCAAGTCAACATCATGTAGACTTTCAAGACCTTGCATATCCCACATTGCTAGATAGTGCTTAGTTTTGTTCTTTTTTGAGTAGGACATATACCATCTCTGCTTTGTTAATTGCGTTTGCTAATGCAGGTTCTGTTTCTGCTAGTTTAAGAATTTCTTTCCACTCATGCCATTTAGCAATACTTTTTCTTTCGGGATCTTCTCTAATTAAGGTGCGGTCAAGAGACCCACTTTTACGTGAATAGATCGTTTTGCCACCATCAGGGCTTTCGTAAATTAAATCAGGGCTTTCGTAAATTAATATTGAATCATTAGTCATCGTGTTTTGATAAGGTATCTAATGCATAGGATAGTAGTCTAATAAAAATATACAAGACTACTCCTAGTACCAATACTATAAAGCCATAGCCAAGTATATCTAATATCATGTTGATGACGACTCATCATAAATTGCATACGTACCGAATGGGGGATTGGGATTCTTGTCACCATGAATGATCCATGTCGTATCACAATAATCAGCATCACCCCAACTACCAAAAGGATAGCCATCAGTGAAACAAATCAATCGTTTAGGTACATTGCCAATGTCTTTCAAGTATTTAAAGATACAATCAAAGTCAGTGCCGCCGCCGCCCATTGGCTCATATTCTTCAATGAGGTCCATGTTCTCACTACTGAAGTCTTTCGGGTTATATGTCTCAGTATCAAAACAGAATACATGGACCTTGTAACCATCAAACGCATCCATCATGCCACCCACTTCACCTAAGAATTGCTGTGCTTGTTTGTTACTGATACTACCTGACATGTCAATAGCAACAACAACATCAATTTCTTCACCGGGATTCATGCCGGGCATAATAGCATCCATATGCCAACCTCTACGTGAGGGACGCATCCATGAATAATCTGTACGAATAGCACTTGTCAAATTCGTTTGAATCAGTTCACGCCAGGGCATAACTGGGTTAGTTGCTTGCTTAATCAAACGTTCAACACCTAAAGGCAATGAACCTGCTTCAGCACTGCTTGCGGCATTGATAATAGCTTGCTTAACTTCCTGACGTACACGTTCACGTTCTTCAGGACTCATTGTTGGGCGTTTGCTTTTGCCTTCACTATCTCCGTTACCTTCACCATCATTCTCACCTTCACCATCCATGTGATCGTCAATCATCTGGTCAAGTAAATCATCAATGGAGATTTTCTGAACATTCTTCATCAAATCATCATAGATTTCTTCTGCGGCTTTACCATCATACTTCTGCTCATACAAGCAAGGTACTGTTTTAATAAACTCACCCACTTTATGACGTTTCAAATCAGCATTAACAGCATAGTCATCAGCAATATTCCAGATCTCAGGATCACGATTACCTCTACGACCCATGTGGTCATAGACAACGTGTAACACTTCATGCCCAACTAAGAATTCAACTTCTTTAGGCTTCAACATCATAATGAAACGACTATTGTAATAGAATTTCAAGCCATCAGTTGCCGCTGTACTACACCATAGATCAGCATTAATCAATTGCATACGAGTAGCAAGATTGCCGAAAAAGCTATGACGTAACAATAGACCAATACGTGCGGTAACTAATTTTTCACGTGCTTGATAGTCAATCTTACTATCTGTAGGTCCTACAAGATTCTCAAATTTCTTACTGCGACTACGTTTCTTACTGGGATTAATTACTTCACTCATATTGGTCCTTTGTTGTTTATGTCTCTATTGTAACAGAGATTGTATTAATTGTCAACTGCAATGAATTCACAAGCATCACTGGGGAATGAAGCGTTATTCAGTTCTTTTTCAGTACTATACAATTCATAGTATTTTGTACCGAGATGAATCAATACAATTTTTTCTTGTTGTTTCTTAGTAAAAGAAGTTTTATAACCACAAGAGCCTGCTAGTCTATCCATACCGATACCACGAATATTAGCAGGAGGGTCAAGCTTAATACCTTCAGGTGAGCCACCATAAATACCATCAACTACATTACCGTATTCAGGGCTACGAATGACGTTACCTTCTTTAAGAAGATTCTCAACCATTTTAAGAATAGCTTTACCACGATATGTTCTAAATTGTAATAACATTTTGTTCCTCTGTATAAGTTAAAGATGTATTGTAGCAGAACACGGATTTATTGTCAAAATTACATTGACAGTTTGCGATAACCTTTATCAAAATAAATCCTTGCGTAAGGTGCCGCACCTTTAGTGTACAGTTCCTCCGCTTCACTTTTGTTCAATCCACGATCTCGGGCACTTTGACCCATTGCGTAGAAATACTTCTTGCCAGTTAAAATCTTTGTTGCCATATTAATTACCTGCGTCTACAATGTACTTGCCGTATTTCTTGTGAAAGTCATCAAAGTTCTTCAACTGACTAGGTTCAATTGGTAACTTGTATGTCTTAAGTGCAATCTTAGCACCCATAACAACTAGTTCAGTCTCAAAGTTTGCCATAATGTAACTGAAGAAATTATCAGCCATTGTGTGGAACTCTTTGCTAGAAACTTTCTTTGTTTCTAGTGCATCACGCAATTCATAGCACA